TTCCGTTTCTCCCCTTGTTAAATCTTTTTTGGTTTCCTACGCGGGGGGGTTGGGGGGGCTAGTTACCCAGACAAAATTATCAATTACCCGGACAAATCACCTGTGATGCAAACGCGGCCACCAGTAAGAAAAATTATTTACAAACAAGAAGCCCGGGCTTACATCTCTGAGCAGATGCCGAGAGGGAAACCACTCAAGAAGGCAGAAAACGCCGCATTAAAGGCTCTGATTACCATTTACGGGCCACGGGAAGCTGCTCGGCGTGCTGGATTGCCTGCTGGCACTGTCATGGCGTTTGCGTACACGCACAAGATCAAGAAGGCGACTGGCTTCAAGCAGGAGGATGGCGATGTTTCCAAGGTGCTGGCTGACAATTTCGCCAAGGACAGGGAGGAAACTGCTCTGAACCTGGCTACTTACACCCGAAAAGCGTCCAAGAAGGCGTCTGAGCACTCAGATCCGCTGGAGGTAGCCCGCAAGGTGCGTGATGTGGCTGGTGTTTACTCCATTTTATGGCCGCCTGGAGAGGAGAGCGAGCTGATTGAGGGCGCAATTCTTGTTGGCGGAGCGCAGCCGACCACTAATCCCGAGGAAGTGCAAGCCCGGGCGATCGAAATTCCACCTGACGACCATGTACGGTCTCAACTTCCCGACCAAAGACCAGCAGGCGATTGAGCTTTGGTGTTACGCCAATGATCCTCCGCTGGGTGTAGGGCGTTATCAGCACCTCCGGAACGCCATTGACCTGATCTGGAATAGGCATGTCCCCAACACCTACATCTGGAACGATTGGAGCGAGTGGATGCAGCGCACATTCGCTGAAAACCTCTGGTCAACTGTCACCGGGCCTGCCGCATCCTGGAAAACCACCTCGGCGGGCATCTTCGCGCTCACCAAATACTATGCATCACCAAAAGATACAGTCGTCATCGTCACCTCCACCACTCTGGACGGTCTCCGAAGAAGGGTTTGGAAAGAAATATCGCACTTTCACCGGCTACGACCGCTTTTTGGGCATATGGTTCAGTCACGTAATTGCATTCAGTTCCGGAAAGGTCACGATGACGCTGGAATTTTCGGACTTGCCACCGATAAAGGTGACATTGACAAGGCTATAGGCAAAATCATCGGTTTTCACTCGCCAAACATGGTGGTGATCGTCGATGAGATGCCTTACACCCCTGAAGCCATCGTTGAAGCGTGCGTAAACCTTGAAACTGGCGCAAAATCCTTCCAATTTATCGGTTTAGGCAACGCAGACGACATGCTTGACCCGCACGGGCGCATGTCAGAGCCAAAACAAGGTTGGGAGTCGATCGACGTCGAGTCGCAGCAGTGGGAAACGCGCCGGGGCGTCTGCATTCACCTGGACGGCCTCAAATCCCCAAACATTACGAACAAAACGAACAATTACCCCGGGCTTTTGTCGCAGGCCGACATCGACACCACCACCGAGGTCTATGGAGTCGATTCTCCGCAGTTCTGGCAGATGCGCCGGGGATTCTGGGCACCGGAAGGCATCGTGAAGACGGTTCTCTCCATGCCCATGATAACTCGCTCCCAGGCCTTCGATGACTGCTCTTTCGACCAGAGTAACATCCCCTGCGCCGGTCTTGATCCCGCTTTTGAGGGCGATGACCGCTGCGTGCTCCGCCAGGCCAAGTGCGGCGAGGTGGACGGAAAAATGACTTTACTAATGGGGCGCAAACACTTCATAAAGACCAAAATCAAGCCGGATGACCCGATTCATTACCAGATTGTTCGCCAGGCCAAAGACATCTGCGAAGGAGAAGGAATCGCCCCGTATTACTTTGGTCTCGACTCAACCGGGGAAGGCGGTGGTCTTGCGTCGATTTTCCAACGGGAATGGTCACGGGAAATCCTCTGCGTCGAGTTCGGCGGCCTCGCCTCCAAGAACCCGGTCAGCTCCACCAATTCAAAGCCAGCCAACCAGGAATACGACCGCGCTGTGACCGAGCTGTGGTTTTTCTTCCGGCTGCTGGTCGAAAACAAACAAATCAAGAACCTCGACCCCGAAAGCGCGGCGGAATTCTGCCGGAGATGGTGGCAGATGCGCGGGCCTTACGTTTCGCTGGAAACCAAGGCGAAAATGAAGGATCGCACCCGGAGAAGCCCGGATATCGCCGATGCCGACGTTGTTACCGCCCGGGTCGCCAATGCGCGGTGCAACCTCAAACCCAGCGCATTTTCGCACAAGGAAGACCGTCCCGACTCGCCATGGAAGCGATTCCTGAAAAAACGCAATGTCACACCCGAATACTCCGCTACAGCTTATTAACGAGTGGGGCGCGTGCCCGCCGGACGGTTATCGCTATGTCGATCCCGTATCCGGCTTTCTAGCTCACGCCTGGACTTATGTTGACTGGATAAACGTCGAGAAGGCTCACCTGTCTGCAAATAGCAGAGAAATTCCATCCACGCTTGAGTCTGACATGCAGCATCAGCTCTGCCTGACGCTTCCTCCTGGTTGGTGCCTTTATGACGACGATTCCCGGCCACGGCCTTCAGTCCAGCTTAGTTGGGATAACGTCGTCGGGGGAGTTAAAACTTTCACTCGCTGGATCGCTGCCGGTTGCAAATTTGTCGCTCAGAGTGAGGCGGAAAGGCGCGGCACCATCTGTGCGAATTGCTATCTGAATGTCAACGTTCAGGGTTGCTCCGGGTGCCAGGCAGCCGTTAAGGAGATGGTGGGAGACAAAAAGACGAAGGTCGATGGGTCGCTGCGTTCCTGCGCTGTCTGCAAATGTTTCCTGAAGGCTAAAGTGCATTTCCCGATAGAGACCCTTGACACAGACTCCGAAAAGGTGCAAGCAATGTACCCGGGCTTCTGCTGGCTCAACAAGGAAAGCGAGAATTACCGTGGCTAAACCGATCCTCCTATTTCGCATAGACGTCGGTTTCGATCCAGAGCGCGGCTACGCCGCCAGCGTCCTCGACCTTCAGGAGCAGAAGATGAAAGGCATCCGGGGCAACTCCATCCAGCAGGTCACCGCCCGCCTTCGCATCGCGCTGAACGAGGTGATGGAGAAGCGAAAACACTTTCCATTGGAGCACGAAAGAAACGAACCTTCCAGGATCATAACACCCAACGGCGGATACCCATGACACCAGAATTAAAACCTGACAACGACCCCACTGAGCTTCCCTTCAGCGAAATCAAGGACGACAAAACGCTGCGCAAAAACCTGGACGACCAGTTGCAACAACTGAAACTGCTTCCTGCCAGCCGCGAACGCGCACTGGCCATCACCAAGTTGCAGGAGGCAATCATGTGGCTGGGCATGGATCTGAAGCGTCTCGGAAACCCAGATCCTTATCCTACCAGCCGTGATCCAGCAGATCCCACAGTTCACCCAACCGCCGACAACCTGTCACTATGAAAGAATACCAGGAGCGTGTGGTAGAGGAAAAGAAGCAGCTCGACATCAAGATCAAAGCTCTGGAAGCCTTTCTTGGCGCGGAGGAATCTCCCCAGATCGTTTCTGCCGGTGAATTTGAGCGGCTGACCCGGCAGCTTGGAGTGATGTCGCAGTACTCCGGCATCCTGCACGAACGGATCTCCCATTTCAATGACTGACACCTATGGCACGCGGCTTGCCTCGTTAGACGAAGACGGTAATCGTCCCGATTCCCGGATAGGTAACGCCGGTAACGCCCGCAGCCTGGTGCAGCGTCTCAAGCATGAGGACGAGACGCGCATGTTCCGTTACACCCGCATGATGGGTCTGATGGACGGCAATCCTCCCTGGAATTCCCAGAAGCTAATCGACATCGGCCAGGGACACCGCGCCAATTTCAACCTGCGCGAGTCAGAAGGCATCGTGGAAGCCGCCAAGACGCCCTACTACGATCTGGTCTTTGAAGTTCCTTTCTTCGCCCGCCTTGAGTTCGACGTCCAGGGAGCGCAATCCTTTCAGGTCAGGCAGTGGAGCGACATCGCCACCGAGGAATACACCGACACCCTTTCAGCATGGGACGGTTACGATCACCAGATCCAGCTTCACCAGTGGCAGATGATCGTCAACGGCGTTGGGCCGATCTTTTGGCCGCACTTCATCGGATGGCACAGCGAAGCGGTCAAGTCGCGCCGGGTGCTCGTTCCCATCGAGACCAAAGCCAATGTGGACGAGCTGGAGCTGTGCTGCGTCCTGCACTCCTACCGCGCCGATGAGCTGGAGCAATTCATCAAGAAAGGCGGCACCTATGAAGCTGATGGCGACGGATGGAACATCCCTCTTTGCGAGAAGGCAATCATCGACTCCGCCAAGCGCGAGATGCGGCAGACCTGGGGAACCGAAAACTATGATCTCTACCAGCGGGCTATCCGCACAGGTGATCTGTTTCATGGTATTCATCGTAGCGATCGCATTTATGTTGCTTCGCTGTTCGTGAAGGAGTTCGGCGGGAAAATCAGTCACTACATGATAACCGACCAGAACCTCGGTCATCAGACTGACTACGACAGCCTGATGGGAGACGAGATCGGTTACCTTTTCAAGCGGCGCAACAAGTTCAACTCCTTCGGCAACGTGGTGTGCCCGTTCTTCTTCGACTCCGGCCCCGATGGAACCTGGCACGCAGTCAAGGGGCTGGGGCCGAAGATCTACGATTTTTGCGACATAAGTAATCGCACCTTCTGTCAGATGCTCGATGGCAGCGTGATTGGATCTGGGATCACTCTGGAAGCTCAGGATGCCAACGCCATGGAGGAAACCCAGATCGT